CGGTATTACAAGAACAGTTAAGTAAGTTACAAGTTGAGTTTGAAAAGACTTATGGTACAGTTGACATTAACATTCAAGACGGTACTATAAACACCAAGCAAGATGAGCAAACTAATTAGAAAGATTACTATAGGTAAAGACTACAAGAACGACGCTATGCATTATGCTGTTGGTCAAGAAGTATATGGTGGACATACTATTTGCGATATTGTAGAGGAGAAAGAAAAATACTCTATTTATATCAAAAAAAATAAAGACGTACTACCATGGAAAGATTTTAACAAGAACATGGCAGTCTCTATAGAATATAACTTAGAATATTAAAATTATGGCATTTAAAATGAATCGATCTCCATTTACAATGGTTGACGACAAAAAGACACAAGAGGAAATTAAAACCTTCATTAAGGATAACATGGACAAAATGCCTGATGCTGAACTAATGAAAGCTGTTAATAAAAAATCTGACGGGAAAACAGAATATAATTGGAACGTTAAAACTGGAGAAGTAGAATCTCACGATAAATAATGAAAGCGCCTTTTGACTTTGTTATAGAGCCAAAGGGAAACAGATACAACAATACTACTAAAGTCGGGACTTCAGAATTGATACTTAATACTGAGGTTTATAATCACCAATTTGTGAATAGACAAGCTATTGTTAAATCTGTTCCCACTGCTTTTGAAACAGAAATAAAACCAGGAGATACTATTATAACCCATCACAACGTTTTTAGGCGTTGGCACGATGTTAAGGGTAAAGAAAGAAATAGTAGAAGTTATTTTGATGAAAATACTTACTTTGTAAAGGAAGACCAAGTTTACTTATACAAAAGATACTGGGAGTGGAGAACTCCTAAGGGATACTGCTTCGTAAAACCCATTAAAGATAGAACACGTTTTGGTGTTGACGAAGAAGAATCTTGCATAGGTATAGTTAAACATACTGATGGCACGTACGAAAAGGGTGACTTGGTCGGATTCACCCCATTTTCAACATACGAGTTTATTATAGATGGAGAACGTTTATATAGAGTTATGACCCAATTTATTACAATTAAATATGAATACCAAGGAAACGAAGAAGAGTATAATCCAAGCTGGGCGCAAAGCAGTTGAAGAGCTGATCAAAGTAGCTAAAGAAGCTATTGTAGATTCCAAAGAAGATATATCAGCAGATAGATTGAAGAATGCCGCAGCCACTAAAAAACTAGCAATATTTGACGCATTTGAAATACTTAACAGAATTGAAGAAGAAGAAAATCTACTTGAGGGCAAAGCACCTGAAGAGAGAGAGGAAAAAGTCTTTAAAGGATTCGCAGAAGGTAGATCTAAGTAATGTACAATCAAAGTTTAGTTAATACGGTTGAACCGATAAAAAGAACCACTATTACCAGAATGAACAGAGGTAAGAAGTGGAAGTATGGTTACAACAAAGAACACGACTTAATTGTGTTATCTCACAATGGAGTCATAGGAGAGATTATAGAGATACAAAATTTAATTATAGCGCTACCTAAACCGCCTAAAGAAGTATACAAGCACCAGAAGAACAAATGGGTGAAACAAGAGTACCCCAAAGAGTTACAAAGGATTAAGAATATATTCGATTGGAGGAGTTATCCGGAAAATAACAAAGAAAAATGGTACGATTACATAGACGAAGAGTTTAATCGAAGAGATAAAGGATTCTGGTTCACGAACAATGGTAAACCAACCTGGATAACTGGTACGCACTATATGTATTTGCAATGGAGTAAGATAGATGTTGGAGCTCCAGATTTTAGAGAAGCAAATAGATTGTTCTTTATATTCTGGGAAGCTTGTAAGGCGGACAAAAGATGCTATGGGATATGTTATCTTAAAAATAGACGTTCTGGATTTTCTTTCATGTCGAGCGCCGAAACCGTTAATTTAGCCACCCTTGCGAGTGATAGTAGATATGGTATATTATCTAAAACAGGTTCAGATGCGAAAAAAATGTTTACAGACAAAGTGGTTCCTATATCGATTAACTATCCATTCTTTTTTAAACCTATCCAAGATGGTATGGATCGCCCAAAATCCGAGCTTGCTTACAGGGTACCTGCTAGTAAGTTTACGAGAAAGAAAATCACGGCGAATGAAAAGTTGGAAGATATTCAAGGATTAGATACTACTATAGATTGGAAGAACACTGGGGACAATAGTTATGATGGGGAAAAACTAAATCTACTAGTACACGATGAAAGTGGTAAATGGGAGAGACCCGACAATATATTAAATAACTGGAGAGTTACAAAAACATGTTTACGTTTAGGTAGTAGGATAGTTGGTAAATGTATGATGGGCTCGACTTCAAACGCTTTAGATAAAGGTGGAGAGAATTTTAAAAAACTATACAATGCCTCGGATGTCACGAAACGAAATAGAAATGGTCAGACAAAGTCTGGCTTATACTCTCTTTTTATCCCAATGGAATGGAACTATGAAGGATTTATTGACGAGCACGGATTTCCAGTCTTTACTACTCCTGATATCGACAGACTCACACCAGACGGTGAACTAATAGATGTAGGTGTAATAGATAACTGGCAAAATGAAGTTGATGGTTTAAAGGGAGATTCAGATGCTTTGAATGAGTTTTACCGTCAGTTTCCTAGAACTACCGAACACGCTTTTAGAGATGAGGCAATTGGAAGTATATTTAATTTAGTTAAAATATATGAGCAGATAGATTATAACGAGGAGATGTCTAGAACGTTAGGAGTTACAAGAGGTAACTTTCAGTGGGTTAACGGGGTCAAAGACACGCGGGTGATATTCTATCCAGATCCAAAAGGTAGGTTTAAAACTAGTTGGGTTCCACCTCAGCAGTTACAAAATAGAGTGATACTCAAAAATGGTATTAAATATCCTGGTAACGAGCATATGGGGGCCTTTGGTTGTGATAGTTACGATATATCAGGAACAGTAGACGGACAAGGATCAAAAGGAGCTTTACATGGTTTAACTAGGTTTAGTATGGAGGATGCTCCAGTTAACAGTTTCTTTTTAGAATACCTGTCAAGACCCCCAACAGCTGAGATATTCTTTGAGGACGTTCTAATGGCTTTGGTATTTTACGGGATGCCTATACTCGCTGAGAATAATAAACCCCGTCTCTTGTACTATCTAAGGCGTAGGGGATATAGAGGGTTTAGTATGAACAGGCCGGATAAAGTTTGGAATAAATTATCCGTAGCGGAAAAAGAAGTAGGAGGTATACCTAACTCCTCGGAAGATATTAAACAAGCACATGCCGCCGCAATAGAAATGTATATACAGGATCACATTGGAATCAAACAAGATGGAACGTTTGGTGATCTATATTTTAATACTTTATTGAATGATTGGGCAAGATTTGATATAAATAAAAGAACAAAGTTTGATGCGTCTATAAGTTCTGGTTTAGCTATTATGGCTAACAACAGACATTTGTATGCTCCAAATGCTAAAATTGAAAAACCGCCATTAAATTTACATGTTTCAAAATATTCGAATAAAGGAGGTATGTCTAAAATAATTAAAAAATAATATGAGAGGTAGATCAAATAGTTATTTCCCAAGCCAAGTTGTTAGTGATTCGGAAAAAATAAGTTATGAATACGGATTAAAGGTCGCTAAAGCTATAGAGCAAGAGTGGTTCCACACTAGCGGTGGTGGTAGGCATGATCAAAATAGAAACAACTTTCACAGTTTGAGATTGTACGCTAGAGGCGAGCAGTCTATTCAAAAATATAAGGATGAGTTATCGATTAATGGTGATTTGTCCTATTTAAATTTAGACTGGAAACCTGTTCCAATTATTTCCAAATTTGTAGACATAGTTGTGAACGGTATGGCAGAGCGATTATATGATATAAAAGCGTATTCGCAAGATCCATCTGGAGTTAGTAAGCGTACAGATTATATGGAGGGCATATTAAAGGACATGAAGTTGAGGGAGTTTGATGCTGGAACTAAAGCGGCTATGAATGTAGATTTATCTTCAACGCCTCCAGAAAAACTTCCAGGTTCAGAAGACGAATTAGCATTACACATGCAACTCAATTACAAGCAAGCGGTTGAGATCGCTGAAGAGCAAGCAATAAATACTTTGCTAGAGGGCAGTAGATATGAGTTAATTAAAAAAAGATATTTCTATGATTTAGCCG